ACCAAGTGATCATGAACACCGACAAACTGTACCAAGAACTTTATCCTGAATACCGTGATTGTTTCTGTGTTGAAGAACAACTCTCCCATGATGAATACCTCGACAAACTTGATGCTAAACTCTACAAAGATTCTCAGCAAGATGTAAAAAGTTTTCCACAATTTCCACAACTAAAAAATACCTAAAAAAATATATGTGCGTGTTTTATGTCTCTCAAGAAATGTCTCAGTTAAGTACACTCAGAGATGCAAGTTTGGTCTTCACTGTATCACAACTTCGCTCATTTGTCAAGACTCAGACTCATAAAATCACCTTATCCCTATGATAAGCACTGCTGATCTGAAATCGCTTGACAGACCCCTCCATCCGTCCTATATTGAGTGCATCGGAGGGAGGGAAACAACCCCATCCCCCGCCATCACAAACCCCTTCACAATCGCCTCTCATGCGTAAGATCGAAACCAAGATGAATGATGCCATCGCTGAGCACAAAGATCTTCGGACAGGTAACACTCAGGTGGTCACATATAGCGACTGTTCTGATGTCTATCTGCATGGTAATCTGATCGCTCGGATTGGTGAAACCTGGATCGAATTGTTCGATGGTGGTTGGCAATCAAACACCACAAAATCGCGCCTCAATGCTATCCTGGGTGCCTTTGGTTGCCCTGGCGAGTATGTCTTCTCGAAGAACTTCCAGTGGTTCGTTAACTACAACGGTGCCCCTATTCCGTTCTTCTCAGGTATGCGTCTGGCATGATCTTCTGTCCTGGTGATGACACTAAAAGCACCTTAGTTTTCCACAAGTTTTTGGTTTCTTGTGGAAAACTAATTAACTTTTTCCACAGGTACTTTCCCCAACAAATCTATGACGAATCTCAACACCCCACGTACCATGACCCAGTTGCGTTATGCCAAGGACGGTAATGCTCTCCTGCGTGTACTTTCTCAGTTCGATAACACTGAAGCACCCTCACAAAATCTCCCCTCCCCTGGGAAGATCCTTGTGGGTTATGGACAGGACTTGACAGAAGTGGTGTTCTGAGTTATACTGGGGGGCAGTCATTGCTCCCCTCTAAATATACCTAACTCGCGCCAAAACCCAGTGGTGGCGGGCGTTTTCGGGGTCGGGGGCGGCCGTATATATAATAAAAGGGTCCTATGTAAGCTATAAAGTCTTGCAATCGACCTCTAAATATTATTCGAAGGGTCCCCTCTAGGGGGTCCCACAGGAAAAAAAATTTCGCCAGGAAAAAATTATGCTTGACTACGTGCCGTCGAATCTTTATGGGATTCGTTATCTTGATAAGAATGATAGACAAATCAAACTTGCCTCAATTTTTGCACAGAATGAAGCTGAGGCACGAAGGATTTGGGAGAGTATGGGACCGCCCCATGAACCAAACTTTGATATTTTAGGAGCAGAAGAAGCAAAAGAGTTAGCAAAGATAATGAATGAGAGTAATAATGAAGAATGAGAAGTGGATCATCATGATTTCACCGCCCTTCAAGCAAGGTCCGACATATTTACCGTTATCGGAATATAACTCGGAAAGTGGTGAAGTTGCATGTGTAAAAGGAGATGAGGGAATTCTTATGTTTGATACATATAAAGAAGCAGAAGAAGTTGCTAAATTTCTCACAGACGAGTATAGTTATCAAACAGGAGTATTAGAATGTCCAGAAAGTTTATTATAGAAGTACAGGAGACTACAGAGGGCGACTTGTTCATCGAGTTCCCTCAGGAGATTATTGATGAGTTAGGTCTCATTGAGGGTGATGTAATGAAGTATGAGATTGGGGATGATGGGGAGTCATTTATTATCAAAAAGGACGATACCAGCGCGTAACCGTACCGCTGCGCGAATTAAGAATTATGATGGGGAGTATTATGGGCAAGCATGAGAATATTAAGATTTATCCTACGGAACTAGTAAGATTAATCAATAAGAACAATACACAGTTTCGTTTAAAGGATAATGAAATTGCTCATGATATTATTAATGAACTGATCAAGAAACTAATTGAGAGGTTGAATAATCTTGAGAAAGAATTAATTACGCAACAAAAAGAAATAGAAGAGCGATTTAATCGATTAGAGCAATTTGTGACGCAAGAACTTGTCAGTAAGAATGGATTACAATATCGTCCACCGAATAGGAAAGAATATATTTCATTAGGGGCAACGTTAACGGATCTATATGAACGACTAAATAGTCTTGAGAATAATTGTTTGTAATGTAAATGCCGTGTAATAAGAAAACATGTCCTGACTATAGACCTCACGGTAGAGCCCGTCCAGGATATGGCACTGGTGTAATTATGAGTAAGGAGATGTTTCCCAAGAGGGATACATCACAAATCAATGTGCCTGGATGGTACAGAGATGCTGTTATGTATAATTATGAAGATAAGTGTGAAGTTCCGCAGACCACTTATCTAGGTGGTGGTATAACACCTGGAGCACCAGCAGTACCACCAAATCCCAAAACTGGAGATCCAGGATCACCAGCAGGAGAGGATACAGCAAATACTGAAACAGAAATTAATGGTACTCTTAATACTCAGGAGTATTCTGGAAAATTATATGAGGAACTTAACTTAGATAGTATGAGTTGGTGGGAAAGAAATCAACTTTGTCCTCAGAAAACTAATGTAGGCAGAGGAACTTTTCAATCACCAGGTACAGTAAATCCAAAGAAATATCGATATTGGGATCATTATCCAAGTGAATTAAGTTTTGAAGCAAACTATAGTGATACACCATTTTTATATTTGTGGGATACTTCAAGTCAAGCGACAGGAAGACCTTGTTATGCAATATGCTGGACAATTACTCTTACAACGGGGACCTATCCTGCAGGGAAAGGGACAGCTACTTATCCAAGAATTGTATACACTCCAAGAAAAACTCCTTTTCCTTGTGATACATCTCCTGATGCAACTTATGTTGAGTATGAAACACAAGATGGTAAATTAACTGGTCCAGACGATGAGAATTCAAATCCACTTATCTGGGGTATTGGTACTAATACTAGGGGACTTCTTGTAAGAGAACAAGCATCATGTCCACCTGGATTTGCAAATGCAACGGTTCGTGGAGCAGGAAACCGAGCTAATACTGGTGGACTGTTTTTTGGTCCCGCAACCATGGCATATACTCGTGATGGAGGTACTACTGGTGAGTGGATATTCTTTGAACATTGGATAGGATTATCTTCATCAAACTTTGGTCCGACAAGTGGAAATGGTGGGACATTTACAAATCAGTTTCCACCAGGTCAAGAGACGCAGGTTTATACTCGATCTGTAAATGTATTCAATAATAGCAATCAAAAAGTTGCAGTTGTAGAGGTAAAAATTCGTGGGTATCGTCAATACTATGGAGATACATTCGACAATGATAGAGAGTTAAAAATTACTAATGTTTCAGCAGGTGATGTATTACCAGTTCCAGGACTTGAGTATGGACTTGATATTCCATTTCCAAATGAAACTGGAGATGTTCCTGCAAATTTAAGACAAGTCGCCAGCGATCAGAATGGTCGCAGAGTTGGATTTATTAGTTTTACGGATATTACTCAGGCAGCAGCAGGGTGTGGTGCTATTGTGAATGGGTTTAAATTATTTACAGCAGAAACAACAGCCGAGAGTGCATTAGATGAAAATTTTGTAAATGCAACAATTGGTTTACCACCAGACGAGCAAAATGGAGATAGTGGTATTGTTAATAGAATTACAACAGGTGTATGGTCTCCAGGAAACTCTGGTATTGATAGTATTGAACAAATTTTTAATTTTGAGGGATCAAGTGCAGCGCGTGGTGGTACAGGTGGATCTGGTTTAAGAGTTTTAATTAGAGCACAGAAATTTACAGATTCGGAGGGATCTGGTACTAAAATTACAGTTATAAGAGTTATTGGATCTGGTAATGCAGGATATGCTGTAGGGCAAACATTCCCAATTCGATTTGTTCGTAATGGTATAACCTATACTTGTGGTTATATCCAAATTGCTAACATTCTTAGAGGAGTTGTTAAGAGAGGTGTCCCTATTGGTTTTAGACTAGCAGAACCAAAAACTGTTGGTGGTGTTTTTGCAGTGACTCATAGTAGTTGGACTACTTTTGGAAATAATTATGCTATATGGTGTAATAATCGTAATAATAACTTATCTGGTAGACCTCTGAGGATTATCCACCAACTTATAACCCTAACAGCAGGAACATATAATGTAGAACTTGGTTTTGACGATACTGGATCTGTAGAGATTAAATCTGCTACAGGACCTGCTTGGTTTACAAAGAAGAATCATGTTGGTGGTATCCCTCTTGGTTCATCAACCCACACTGGTTCTTTTGTTTTAACTGCGACGACAGTTGTTAATATCGAAGTAGAACTTGAAAATGCTCCTGGTGGTGATTGGTCTAACAATCCTGCAGGATGGGCAATTACTTTAACAAAAAATGGTCAGGTATCTTGGTCAACTAGAAATGCACAAACTGGTATTAATGCTGGAGATTGCTATAGAGGAATGCGATGGGAAAACACTCCATATCAGACTGCTTGGTTAGGATCTGGAACTGCAAGACCATTTTTATCTGCTCAAGGTTCATGTTGGCAAACTAGAGATTTGGTTGTTTATAAAGATTATAAACTTGCAGGTGGTACTAAGATAAGAATGAAAATAGAATCTGTATATGATAATTCTACATCATCATTTCAAAGTAGATGGACTATTGATCAAATATTGTCATATGGAAGTGGATATGGTTCATTAGATAGAGGAGATCACTCTGAAGGTGGTGAAGCATTCTCAGACCAACAGGTTTTTTATCTTTACTACCCATCTCCTAGTACTCCTAGAGCACAAAGGATTGGAGTTGCAATAGTTGTATCAGATATTCAAGATATGTTAAAACCCTCGTCAGGATCAGGACAAATTGCTGCAGGTCAAACGTTAAACGGATGGACGGTTGAAGCAGTAAATCGTTTTGATAGTACAGGAGGATTCAATGCTGCCTACATTAAATTAACTGGTAGTGGAAATGATTTTGCTAAAGATACAAATTATACAAGTAATTCAGGTGCCACTGTTACAGCTATTGCTGGATATGGAATAAGAGATAGAGGAGCATTATATGGCATGTATGAATTTACTAGAAAATCAATTCAATATGCAACTGCACGGGTTTCAGCATCGATGCCTTTTTCACCAACGTTAGTACGTTGTCAAGCGACTGGTATCATTACTAATGGAAGATTGACTGGTACTCAAATTACACAACCAGGAATAGGATTATCTAATAAAAACATTGAAAAAATAACTTTATCTGTTGATCCTCCACCATCAACATTTGATCATGCAAAATTTAATAAATTGATGCTGGATAAGAATAACGATGTTTTGACAGCAATACAACAGTGTCAAGGCACTGGTAGAGCAGCACAGGTTTCTCCAATACTTACTGCAGGAAAACTAACTGGCATTCAGATTAAGGATGCTGGTTCTGGTTATTCAAGCACAAAACCACCTCAGATTAGAATACCATTTATAAGAAAGATTGAATCTACAACTATGATCAAAGCCTCAACATCAAAAGAGGAATTGGCTCAAAATGGATTAGTTCTATCAGCATCACCTGGTTTTAAAAACTCACCACTTTCTGAGTCAGAGTTGTATAACAAAACTCAATTTCAATTTGACAAAAAAACATTTGATAAACCAGTCGCAGACATTACTGAATTAGATTTGGATAAAAGTCGGCCAAGAAAATTTCAATTGCCAAAAAGTCCTGTATCTCCAAAGTACATGGGTCAGTTTAAGACAAGTAAAAGTAGACGCCAATTTACTGACGATGTAAAAGCTATTCACACAACACAAAAGCAAAGATCAGAAAAAACATCTAAAGATACTATGGATCTTTTGCAAGGAAAAACAAAGAATAAGGATACCGTCAATTATAATCAAGACTTGAATAAAAATGTAAGTGGAGATAGTCTAAGTCTAGCGAGAGGGAATGTAATTAATCCTGGTACTTCTGCAGGAAGACTAGAAAAGGATTTTGGTTTGAATACTTCAAAATTAGATGGTACTCCTAAATCTTTAACTACTGGCAGTATTACTAAGTCAGAGAGTACAAATTATCAAAAAACTGCAGCAGGAGGGGGTGCAGCAAATGATGCCGATTATTATCCACAAGGTCTTAGAGACGTTGTAAAAAATACCAAGGTAGATAAAAATTCAACTGGACTAGGCAATTTTAAAGAACCAAAAGTAGGTAATGGTCCTTCTTTTAATAACGCATCTAAGACATATTCAGGTATTGAAAAGGCAGTCAACACAGTACCAATAACTGGTAAAGAAAGAACTGGTTTCGGTGCAGTTCCAGCTAATTTTGATAAGGAGTTAGACCAGACAATTAAAGATTTTGATAGTAGTATGGATACATCTGCTTTCCCTCAATCAGATAAAGACAGAACTATAACTATTCCTGCTACGCCAACCATATCAACAGTAGTTGGTGGTTTTTATAAACTACCTTGTGCAACAGATCGGATAAAATATTTGATTCAATCATATTGCCCAGATCCAAGAGCAAACACAATTATTAACGTTGTATTAGGTGTTCAAATAAATGAAAATCTATTTGATGCAACTTTAAATCGATACGTTGGTAGATGTGAAAGATGTTTATTAAATACTCCAGCATATGTCACCAAAATGAATCAGATAACTGATCCCGATAAAACTATTGTTGATGGTTTTTGTGCTACTGTTTGGACAAATTCCATACATAACGTCACTAGTCTCCCCGCCTTATATGCGGGCAGTGGTGGGATACTTTATGGTCTATCAGGATTAAGAGCATATCAAGATTTGGACAATGTAGTATATGAAGGCATTCACGGGTGGGAAATCAATGGCAATTTAGAAATCCTACATGACAATACAGCAGAAACTAGAACTTTTGTAAGTGCATTGAACAAATATGGAAACCCATATGATTTCTTCTGTAATAGGTCATATGGTGATTTAAAAGAAGATGAAGAATTTGCTTTAGAAAATGCTTCGTTAGAAGAAGACAATCAAGTTCCAGATCAACTGGCAAATACCAATCCAGCTCTTATATAAATAAAAATAAAATAAGAATATGACTCGATTTGCTGCTGTTGTCACTGGAACTTGCACTTCCCATGGTGTTACAATTCCAGCACACATACACTTCACTCATCCTTGCCTACCATCACCACCACCCTGTCCGCCTGGTATAACTCCTACAAAACCTCTTTCGGTTATGGATGCAACTTGTATGTGGCCAGTAGCTCCAACAACACCAGAAGATGCATCGGTGTTAGCAAGAACAGTTTTTATTAATGGAAAATCACCATTATGTGATGGTGATAAGTTAATTCCACATATATCGGCAACAACAAACCTTATTGAATGGAAGCAGGTGTCTGGTCCAAACTGCATAGGACCGATTACAGCGCCATGTAATTGTAGTTTGTTATCAGCAGAAGATACATTTGGTAAAGGACACCCGCGAGTTGTAAAAGCACTAGGAGCAACAGTATTTGTTATGGGAAAACGACTTGCTGCCATTGGAGATCCTCTAGGACCACCATGTTTAAGCACAATAGCAACGGGTTCAGAAAATGTCGTGGTTGGCATGTAGCAAATTACATGATATAATACTTTTTTCGGAAGAAAATTATGGCAAAATCAAAATCTCTCACTAAATCAAATTATATTCCAGGTCCTCCCAAAAAATCTCGGCAAGGAAATGGCGGTGGTACTAAATATGCTGCAAGTAGTCGTAATGGTGCAGGAAAACGCTATAGAGGACAAGGAAAAGGATGAGTGTAGAGGCAGATATACAGGAGTGGATTGCAAGAATATCTGAAGTTCGTCCAGAATTAGGAGGTTTTTCAGTTTGTCCGTATGCCGCTAAAGCAAAAACCTTAATTATAGAGTGTCAAGCAGAAGACATCATACCTGTTTCTGGGTATGATGTCGTTTTTTATGTGGTTGAGGACTATCTTGACCTAGCTAGTATTCAATTTTGGGTAGAATTTTACAATAAAAAGTTTCCAGACTACATATTTTTAGAAGATTGTGCTACTTATAACACTTATATCAATGGAGTTCAGTCAAATAATGGCAAGCACAACATTATTTTCGTAAATTCTCGTGAAGTTTTGAAAAAATATCGTGTTATATTACGTGAAATGGGGTATTATAGTCATTGGAATGACGAAATGTTACGTGAAGTCTTAGGTGAAGACTACGAAATGGTCAAAAAATCGGGATAGCAACCCCGTAAAAAGTTCTGTTTACCCATTTAGGAGAAACAGATGGCACAAAGTCCCAATCCAGACACAAATCCTTCAATGATGAAGGCAGATTTTGGCACAATTTGCTTAATTACTGACCCAAAATCCGATGTATACCTAAAAAAACTAAGTAATAAGGTTAACAATCCCCCCGAAGATCGTCTTTCACGGCCTTGTGGAGGTAAAGGGGGGTTTGATGACTTTGTAGAACGTTGGCATTAGTGATATAAATATTTAAAAAACTTGTATCCATGAGAACTAGTCAAGAAATAGATGGACTTTTCACAAAAGTCAAAAGATCTTTCGTAGATTTAGATATTTCTTTGGCTAAAAATCCAATTACCGATGATGCAATCACTTTGAAAAATGAAAAAGCAGTTACTCAAGCTATCAAAAATATAATTTTAACCAAATTTGGTGAAAAATTAATGGATCCTTCAATTGGTTGTGATGTTCATAGTATGTTATTTGAGCCTCTTGATGTTTTCTCTGCTATGGAGATCCAAAGTAAAATTGAAGCTGCAATTGCAAATTATGAACCCAGAATTCAAATAATATCGGTAGAAGTTAAAACAATAGATAATGAACTTGGAGAGATTTTAATTGATTTAGTTTTTAGAATTGTCGGTGAACCTAATATTATAGAACAAACATTTCTTATAGAGAGGCCGTCTAGCTAATGAGACCTTCAAACCTTACTACATTAGATTTTGCTGAAATTAGAGATTCTATTAAGTCCTACATGAGAACTAGGCCAGAATTTACTGATTACGATTTTGAGGGATCGACATTATCTTATTTACTGGACGTTTTAGCGTATAATACTTACTATTCATCGTTCAATGCAAACATGGCATTGAACGAAGTGTTCCTTGAAACTGCAACTCTCAGAGATAATATTGTTAGTATTGCAAGAATGCTGAATTATCTTCCAAGATCTGCCAAAGCTGCTTGGGGATGCGTTAGTATGGCTGTACAAACAGATTTGTTAGTAACAGGAAATTTTCCCACACATATTACTCTTAAGAAAGGTCAAATAGCCACAGGTAGTATCAATAATAAAGGTTATACTTTTTCAATTATTCAAGACAAAATTGCAGAAGTTGATAAAATAACTGGTATAGCACAATTAGGTCCATTTAAAGTATATGAGGGCAATCTTTTAAGCTACATTTATACTGTAGATACTACAATTGACCAAAAGTTCATTATTCCAAATGAAAACGTAGATATTGATACATTACAGGTTTATGTAAAACCCAACGCTCAATCAACAACAGTTGATAGATATAGTTTAGTATCAAATATTACAACTGTGGATGCATCTTCTAGATCATTTTTTATAAGTGAGTATGAAGATAGAAGATATGAAATTACTTTTGGCGATGGTATCATTGGAAAAGCTTTAGAAGATGGAAATGTTATTATTTTTGAATATATCAAAACAAATGGTGTTGAAGGCAATAATATCAAGAAGATGGCATTCTCTGGAATTGTTTTTGATATTGAAAATAATGAAATTGATTCAGGTAAAGTAGAGTTTACATTAGATGGTAAAACACAGTTAGGTGATAAACCAGAAACAATCAAATCAATTAAATTTAATGCACCTAGATTCTATTCAGCACAAAATCGAGCTGTTACAGTTAAAGATTATGAAAATATCATCAAAACTATCTACCCAAATGCCAGATATGTAATGGCAACTGGTGGAGAGAGCTTAAATCCTCCAATTTACGGAAAAGTTTACGTATCAGTAAAAACAAAGAATAATACAAAGTTAAATAATCTTACCAAAAAACAAATCATTGATGATCTAAGACCATATACAATGGCTTCTATTGAGATTGTGGTTACAGATCCAGAGGAAATCTATGTAGAATTGAACGTACTTGTAGTAGCAGATCTATTCCAAACTGTAGATGGTGTTTCTACGGGTACGCAGACAACTCCAGATAATGTTGCATTACCTGTCGGGTCAAATGATTTAATTAAGGCAAAAACTATCTTTGCAATTAAGAAATTTGCTCTGTTTGAAGATTTGGGTAATTTCAACAAAACTCTATCTACATCAAAGCTACAAAAAGAAATTTTACAATCAGATCCTGCTATTGTTGACGTACTATTGCAAGTAACAGTTTACAAGTTATTAGCATATCCAGAAGAAGAAAATAGAGGAAAACCAATAACTTGGGATTTAAATTTTGGTATTGCTTTTGATTGCTCTTGCTCAACATCTCCAGGTGATGTTGTAAAAACTAGCGGATTCTATACTGCAGAATATCCTGACAAGTTGCAATTTATGGAAGATGATGGACTTGGCAAACTAAGAAGTTATTATATAGAAAATAATAAAAAGATATACACAAACTTTTTTGTGGGTCAATATGATTGTGATACTGGAATTGTTAGAGTCGGTCCTATATCTCCTGTTGGGGAAGCAGAATATATTCAACTTGGTATAAAACCCAAAAACCCTGCAAATATTGCTCCTGGAGAAGTTACTGGAAAACTTCTAGCTCGTTCAAATGTGATTCCTGGCCGAGCCACCGCATCACCAACATTATCATCTGGTTCTACTGTTGGACAATCAGTTCTTCAAACTGATTTGTTAACAGTTAGCACTGGATCATCAGATCCATACAAAAAAACCAGCCCTGGTACAAAAATTGTACCAAGTACTGTAAGCGAAGGATTTGCTGCAAGTGAGATTGTTTCTCCAACAATTTCAGCATCAGGATCTCAAGCATCGCTAGGATTTATAACTCCAAATCAACCTATATCAATCAATGGCGCTATTGTTAGTTCATCTTCCATCGTATCTACAACCATAGGTGGTGTTACCACATCAGGTGCAGGCGCTGGAGGGACGCCCATAGCGCCAGGGGCCCCTCCTGCAGCCGCCCCGATCACTCCGAGCGCAACACCGACCGCAGCAAGCACTGGAGGTGCTACAGGGCCAGGCCTAACAGCTCCTGGTGCTATTGTATCTTCTGGAGCAGCACCAATATTGTCATCTCTCACTACTCCTGGATCTGCTGGAGCACCAGGAACTGTCATTATTATGGGTCCTCCAACAGTTACTATTGTTCCTCCAGGATCACCAGCAATTCCAGCATTTACACCAGGCGGAGTTGTAGCAGTACCTGCTGCTACAATTTCTACTACGCCTGCTCCATTAATTGTACCTGTTGCAGATGCTCTAGGGTCCCTTCCTGCAACTTGCTTCACCTAACATTG